CAATTCTACTACCTAGCCTCAAACAAGTTTTTGTAACTCTCCAGTTATTTAATATATTGTCAGGTCTTTCCCACTTACCACTTTCATCGTGTACTAATAGCGCTAGCTTTTCACCGTCATAACTATTGTCTCCAGTGTTTTTCCAGTCAATAGTTGTATCTAACCCTTGTATGTCTTCCAGCTTTTCATTAGCTGTAATTTTTTTTCTTGTAAACTTACTAGCAGGCACTCTATAAGCAAGTTCGGATTTAGGGCGATCCATACCATCTTGGATAGGTTTAAACATTTTCTTTGCATCTGATCCAGTTTTAGATAGTATACCATATCTACTATCACTTGCAAGAGTGGCTAAATTAACTGTTTCTGCTGACGACATAAAAGAAAACCCAGAACGTCTATTTTTAAGGTAGCACATTCCATAACATCTTTTGTCTGCTTTACATGCTTCCCAAAATATATAAAACAGCCTATTTGCTTCTCTAAAATCTGGAGCACCTACATCTATTTTACTCCATTGTAAATACATATAATGCGTTCCCGTTATATATGTTGGCTTACCATTGTTAGTAAACCAAAAACCTTCTTCTCTTCTTTTAAACTCTTCGTCTATATAATCAAACCACTGCTCTTTCTGTTCTTCCGGGTAGTTTCTCCAGTCAAATATATTTTTTAACTTAGTTATTTCTTTTGGTACGTCTAGTTTTACCCATTTGTTTTTGGCATGCAAGTGCACTCTTTTTGGTTCCATTGGCAAGCCAATCTGCAAACCTTGGATCTCAACCACTTGTCCAATTTTACCAGTTTTTGATATAACGATGATATCATGTTCTTTATCATATCCATATTTCCATTTTTTAGATTTGTTAAGCCGACTAATAGTCGTGCGTTTAATAGGTTCTATTGTTTTAACTAAACTTTGCTCGTACATTACTTAGATCTTCCTTCAGCGAATCCTTTAAAAGCTTTTTTCTCTGTTTTTTCAGATACTTTTCCTTCAAGTAAGTTTTCTTCTTCTTGGATTCTGTTAAGTATTTCGAACGCGTCAAATATAGCTAACTTTTTAGTAGCAGCCGCGTTTTTAAGTCTATCTGCTGATATATCATCGTCTGAATCAACTATAGCTTCCTTAGCCACTTTAATCAGTTCTTCAACCGCTTTATGCCCAGCTTGGATTATATTCTTCTTCGTTTCCTTGATATTCATATTTAATTGTAATAAAATTAGATAAAACTCTATATAGTCTTTCGCCATCGACGATAAACTCGTATTCACTATTTGGTCTAAAACCAACTAGCTCGTTAACCTTGACTGTACCGTCAGAATATTTAACAATACCTTGTAAAGGTTTTTCATACTCAGTATTAAACTGATTTGTAGCTTTTAAAGGTATTATAAAGCAATATCCTTTTGGAGCTGTCCACTTATTTTCTTGTTTGTACAAAAATATCTGATCGTGGTTTACAAGATAAGTATCCTCGTTGAAATAAGCTTTACTGTTTTTTTCTACACCTCTAATATCATTCCATCTTCTAAAAACATTATGGTGTACTATAACTGTATCCCCTGGTTTTATATTTGTATCACCAATGATAGGTGTTGATATTACAATAGCTTCTCTGTTAATGTATTGGTGTTGGAATATATCCGTGTTAAGTATCAACTCCCCACCATTTAGCTTTTTAGTATTGTTATATCTTTCTCCTTTTGGCTTTACAACAAAGTTGTAAACACTTTTCATTAGTATTGTAGATTGTATTCTACTGATACAGCCATGTTTTTGTTAAAGTCTTTCCAAGGCAATACATCTTTATCTTTTTTAATATAGACAGAATACTTTTCTTCTTCTTCTATAATATCACAGATAGTATGACCACCATAAACCTCTTGACCAACAGCGTAGTGCATGGCGTCGTTCTTGTAATCTTTACCGATACTAATTTTTCGTATTAACTTGGCCATTTTCTTTCTCGTAATTTATAGTACCATCCATAATATTTATATCACTAGTACCGTACTCTTTTTCCATTTTATCTTGAAGAGATACCATTTCATCGTTTTTACCAGCTAAATGGTGTAGTATATTTTGTTTTTGAGCTTCTAATCTACCAATATCAGAGTACCCTTGGTTTATTTTATTAATTATAGTTTGAATCTCTTTTAATTGTTCTGTTGTTACTTTTTCTGCTTTAGATGTTAATTCTACTATCTTTTCTTTTTTTGCCATTTTTATTTAATTTAAGTTAATTTAATTTTGTTTATATAGTTATACCTATTGATATTGCGTTTTTAATTTCGTTATACCAAAAAGTTTGCGATGCGTTAGCACTTTCGTTTATTAATGGTATTACACTAAACGTATTGAACTTTCCATTCCAAGGACTAATCAAAGCGTTCCAATCATTAAGACTGTGGTTTGTACCACTATCATTTCCATAAATACCAATACCCTGTTTTGTTCCTTCTACAGCATGTCTTTGTGGACCTGTATAACTTGTAAATGGAGCATTACCATTATTTGCTTTTGGTCCATGTGGCTTGTTAGAGTTAGTACCATTGGTAATTCTCGCACCATCCGTGCCACCTGGGTCAATATGAACCCAATGTATAGATGGTTCTTGACCACTAGTTGCTTTTATACCAGAAAGACCTTTTCCAGGACTGTAAGTTGCAAAATCATGTAAACCGTCACTATAATCAACATTCGTACCAAGCGTTAAAGACTCTCTCATCTGTCTTACATCGGTTTTATAATTAGGCATAGGTGCTGCTGTCATATCTATACCAGGGTTGAAAAGAGTAAACGTTAACGTTTCTCCATCGACAAAAGAATGCGTGGTGCTAAGTGTTACACCAGTTCCGCTACAAGCTGTTATGTAAGGAGTACCGTTAATAGCACCTCCAGAAGATCTAGCTGTCAAAAACATCCTAAAAGCATTATCCGAACCTGTCCCAATTCCATCATTATATGTTGCGTGACCTAGGTTTCCAGCGGATGTTAATTTTTCGTTTTCAAGTCCAGCCCCATCATCACCGTAACTTTCAGTTGAAGTAAAAGCCGCTGCGTTAGTTGTAGCGCCATTAACAGTAGCTGTTACAACTGCAGTTTCTGGTCCTCCGAATAGATTTCTATGGTATCTTTTGTTGTAATGTTGACTAGCTCCAGATGGACCCGCTTCATTACCAACAGTTATAAACATTAAATTATTAACGGTCTTAGCGCTACCAAAAGCCTCCCACGTTGTATGATTAGCAAAAGCCGCGAATGCACTTGTGGTATTTCTTGCTGGATAGTAATTTTGAAACCAAGTCAAAAACTGTTCATCACCTACTATTCTATAACCAACGTGTGCTTCGTAATCGTCTTTACCATTTGTAGCATCATTAGCATTATAATCAGGAGCTCCTTCAATTCCACCTGTAGCATAAAAATCTTGTAAATCACATCTTAAACAATCAGTAGCCTTAACACAATCACCACCTGCTGCTGATCCACTGGCACAGTAAGTGCAATCAACAACATTTTTTATAACGGGTATTATAGTACCCATAGATCCACTAGAATCAAAACTAAAAAACAAAAAAGTGTTAGGGTCCCATTGATTGATTGGTGTCCCAGGGTTTTCTGTGTTTATGTAGTAATTGGTCCTACTTAACATAGTAGGGTGTCCTAAACCTGTTGTAAAAGCCATATTATTTGATTATTATTTTATTTACCAAAGTAACATATTATACCACCATCCGCATCTGATGATCCTAACTGAACTTCTGTCCACCTTCCGTATATAACTATACCCGTTGGAAACGAAGTACCTTCTATAGTAGTACCACCAACACCGTGATATGGATCTAAAAACAATATAGTGTTGTCACCATCTATATTTGCAAGAGCAGCTAAAGCTGCATCAGCCTTACCCACAGCCTTTACAGTCAACGTAGTACCATAAGTACCACCGGTAAGGCTTACAACTTCTAAGTACGCTTTGTTTGGCCCATTGTATATAGGCATTATATGACCCGCGCCAGTATCTACGGTAATACCTAAATCAATAGTACTAGCATCCGAAACTACTGCTATTACCTGTCCTGGTTTAATATCTTTATTTGCTATTACATCAGCTATAGTAATTACACCAGCGGCAGTACCACCTGAAGCTGCTGCTTCTGTTACACCTAAATAATTTGCATCTGGTCCACCAGCTGATTTTAGTTCATCATCCTCTGTTGTTATGTACTGAGGGCCTTGACCATCTAATGTTTCAGTGTGAAGTTTAAGTAAGCTGTTTGCGGCAACGAACTGGATAGCACATATAACATGATCTTTTGGTGGAAATACTGGTTTTTCTGATATATTCATATAAACACTACCCATTTGGCCAAAGCCATAGGATACTTCTGTTGAATTTTGTCCCATAATTTTATTTTTTTACTTTTTCAAATGATCGACCGCCAAAATAAGCGCCGATCACAGTTATTAATACTAGTTGTAATAAGTCAACCCAAGAGGATTTAACTTCAAATTTAATTGTACCCGCGTCGATAAATATTAGCAACATAGTACATATTATCAAAAAAATCAATACTAACGGCCTAACATTTTTACTTAGCCATGAATCTGATTTTAAATCTGCCTCCCAACGAGATGTGATGTTTTTTTCCATCTCTACCTCGTAGTTAGCAATTAATTCTTTAATTTTTCTTTCTGCTTCTAGTTTTTCCTCACCAGAAGTGTGTAAGTTATCTATTACCCCGCCTACGCCTTTTACAAGCTCTGCAGCGCCTCCAGAAAATAGTTTACCTAACATAATTTATTTTTTTGCAAATTTCTCCAAACCGGCGATTCCAAAGCAACCTAATACCACTAATACAAACGAATCATATACAAATTCATTTATAGCTAGGTCTCTTCCTAACCAACCGGTAAGTAAGTCTAATACCATCACCATACACATTATCACAAATGCTACAGCTCCGATAATAGACTTCTCGTTCCAGTTATTGTTATCTTTAAATATTTCCACTATGATCTTTTCCAGAAACCGTAGTTGATTTGAACTTCTGCAGAACCCGCTGATACTTTTATACCACCTACTTCAACACCACCATCTGTTCCATCAGCTGGTGCTAAAGTCATAAAACAAAATTCTCCTGGATAAAGCTTTATTAATCTTGAATTTTCGTCTCCATCTCCATTTCCTATTAATACAAAATCAGCCGTTGCGTTTGCAGCTGTAGTACCATCTGATGCTAAAATACCCGTGTGTTTTGCGTAAAAGAAATACTCATTAGTGTCTTCTTCGTCTATAATTACTCCTACTCCGTGGCCTATATTGTCATCGGTATTCATTCTGGAAATATCTGTCATTGGTGCTTGTACCGTTAAGCTATCTGTAACTGATAAACTTAATGGTTGATCAGCAAATATATCAGTACTAGCAAGTGTAAGTGTTGGTGTTAATGTTGCCATATTTATTTGTTTATTTATTTATTATTACTAAGCTGCTGATTCTTGATATATTCTAACTTCTAATACAGGAGATCCTTGTGCTGCGTCTACAGCTAAATCAACTGCTGAAGCCCATGGGAAGAAAGCAAACTCTCCCGCTCCTAAAGTAAAATACTCATCTCCACTATCTGCTTTTTCAATAGTCATAATCTCAGCTGCAGTTGAACTAAGATTTTTTAAATACACATAAGATTTAGTATAATTTGCCGCCGCAGCGAATAATGTTGATGTAGTAGATGATACTACTTGTTTTGTTGTAACCTGTCCAAGAATAGATAATGAATCTGTAACGGAAAGGTTTAATACATCTCCATTCATATCTGAAGATGCTAATGTTAACGTTGGTGTTAATGTTGCCATGTTATTCTTTTTGTTTTAATTGTTATTTATTACCGTTATTTGCTTCAAGCTCCCAAGGAAACTTTGTGCTTCCAGCTTGGATCCATTCGCCTTCATAATGTATCATATCCTTGCCTTCTATTGTTTGTCTTTCATAAGTCTCACCATCCCATTTTACATAGTCGTCGTGATATCTTAGTTTACCGATTTTCATGTCGGTAGCATGTCTCATCTCGTGTATGAGTACTTCTCTCTCTTCTTTACTACCAGGATCTATATTTTTGTTTAAGTAAATACTACCATCCATATTGGCCTCCCCCATTATATTTTCACCTAGCTTTTTCCTTATAATAGGTACTCCAGGTATAGAAGTTTCCGCATTAGTATTTTTATTAAAATGCATTTTATTTTTAATACTACCACGAGTTACTTGTAAACCTTTTTCTTTTCCTAGTTTAAATCCCATTACTCTTTAGTTGCTAGTTTTATAGCTTCCTTACCAGTAACAGGGTTTTTCTCTCTAAATTTCTTTAACTTTTTTTGATCTTTAGATTTTCTTTTTAAAGCTCTGTCTTCTTTCTTCTTAGCTCTTTTAACAAGTTTAGCTTGTTTTAAAGTTTCAGTACCTTCTCCTTCCGCTGCTTTAGCATCAGAAATCTTTTGAGCTTTTCTTTCTTTCCTAGCTGCTCTAGCTTTTTTAGATAAACCAAGCACATCCATTATAGGTTTGTCAATCCATCTGTCAATACCTTTAGGTTCTTCTATGATGTTACCCCCATCCTCATACTTAGTGTTTGCTTTTTGGGTTTGATCGCCTTGTTTAATTGCTTCTTCTACTTTTTTTATATTTCTAGAATTATCAACGCTCTCTCCAGTTGTTTTTGTTTCGGTAGGATCTGTATCGTAATTAGTATCAGCAAACACTTCGTTTGGATTACTAACATTTTTCATTGGCGAAACACCGCAGTGCTCTGGAAATCCTTTTAGTTTAAACTTACCCATATTATCTGTCTTTATCTTTTATCATATCATCTATAGCTTTATTGTAAACTTTATCTGTGTATGATTTATTATTGTAAAATATACTTCTTTCTGATGTTGGTAAATCTTCTTCGCCTAGAAGTATTCTATATATCCTGCTTATCATTTGTGAACATTTAAAAGATGTTTTAAATATTGAGTACATTATAGTTGTTCTGTTTCTATGTCTCCAAGTATCTATCCAACCATCTTTTCTCAACCTGTCCCATCTTGCTTTATCCCATGAGTATGTATAAACACCGTCGATAAAGTCTTGTCGTGTAAATCTTCCTTTACAATCTAAATAAATTAATAATTCTAAGTCTGCGTCTTTTAACCCGTAAG